AAATTATTAAATGAATTAGAATTCAATGTAGTGAAAGATTTATATTATGATCAATATAATACTTTAAAAGAATTTGATAAAGCTTTAAAATTATTAGAAAATTTAAACTATATTATATATAAAGATAATACAGTTGTTTTACGTTCTGAAAGTGAAGAGCTTTTTAGTAAAGATAAAATAGATTTTGTTGAATTAACTAAAAAAATAAGAGAGTTATTTCCAAAAAATAAGAAAGGAGATGAACAAGGAGTATTAAAAAAGTTAAAACAATTTTATAAAAATAATAAAAAATTTAGAGATGAAGACTTAATATTAAGAGCTACAAAACATTATATAGAACATACAGATAATTTATATATAAAACAAGCACATTACTTCATATATAAAGATGGTATAAGTACATTAGCATCTATATGTGATTATTTACTAAACTTAGAAGAAAATCCAACAAATGAGATAACATTATGAATTTAATAGAAACCATAAAATTCAATAGAGATAAAAGATTAAATGGCGAGATAATAACTATTCCGTGGCCATTTAATAAATTAAATAATGTGATAGCAGGTATTCAAAAAGGAAGATATTATTTAGTAAGTGGAGGTCCAAAATCAGGTAAAACTCAAATAGCAGATAGTTTATTTACTTATAATGTAATAGATTGGTATTTAGCTAATAAAGGTAAAACAAATATAAAACCAAAAATATTTTATTTTACTTTAGAACTAACATCAGAATATAAACAATTAATGCTTATATCTAGAAAATTATTTAAAGATTATAAAAAAATAATAAATCCAGAAAAATTGATGTCATCATACAAAGATTTTATCATTGATGAAGAAACGACTTATCAAATAGAAAATATCTACAACACATATGTGACAGAAGTATTAAAATTTACTGAATTCATAGAAGATGCTAAAACACCAAAATCAATATATAAGATTATAATGAATTATATTGAAAACAGTGGTAAGATATATAAAAAATTAATAACCACTAAAACTGGTGAAGAAATAGAAATATTTGATAGATATGAACCAATGGACGAAAATGAATTTGTATTTGTCATAGTAGATCATATAGGATTAATTACTCCAGAAAAAGGAGAAACTTTATATCAAGCTATTGCAGATTTAAGTAGTATGTTGTCCAGATTAAGAAATCATTATAAGATAATACCTGTTATAGTACAACAACAGGCTTTAGAAATAGAAAGGCAACAATTTACTTATAAAGGAGAATCTATCATTGATAAATTAAAACCATCTGCAGCTGGATTAGCTGATAATAAATGTACATCTAGAGATTGTGATATATTATTCGGTATATTTTCGCCAGATAAATTTGATATAGAAGTTTATAAAAAATATGAAATTTATAAGCTTAAAGATTGTTTTAAAGAACTATCCATAAGTATAAATAGACATGGTAAGTCAAATTTATCACTACCATTATTTTTCATTGGCGATTCAAATAATTTTGAAGAATTACCTCCCGCAGATTCTTTGGATATCATAAAAGTTTATAAATTTGCAAAAGATATAGAGAACTTACAATTAAATATCAAAAGTATAACTAATTAAAACTGAAACACATGCAAGTAGAAATCAAAGAAATCATGGGATTTGGAGCTGTATTAAACAATTTAAGTTTAGCTCAAAGGAAGAATCCGAGAAGTGCAGTAATAACGAAGTTACCACAACAAGAAGAAGTAAGAAGAAATGTTTTAAATTACTCAACCTCGGTAGCAGTTAATCGAAAAGATTTAGATGTTTTGAGAGAAATGGTATTAAGACAAGGTTCTAACATTAGACCTTTAAAAGGTATAATAGTTATATTAAGAATTAAAGCTACTATTAAATTCTGGAGTAAGCTATTAGAAGATAAAAGAATTCAGTCATTATATTCAGATAGTTATATTGGAATATTAAAAAGAATAGGAGTAACAAAAGAAGATTTTGACGAAAATATAAGTGATAAAAAGTTAGAAGAAATAAATAAAATCTTAAAAGAAGATAGAGAAATTGCTTTTTCAGAAGATTATTTTAAAAATTATTTGCAAACTAAAGATATAATAGTAAGTTATCTTACGTTAAGAGAGTTATATTTAAAGAAAGATGATACATTTAAATTATTTTTTGAAGAATTAAAGCATATATTGCCTTATTCTGATTTAATATTTCTTGAACCAAAAGAACAATAATATGGGAATGACAGTTGGTGTATTAGGAGAAAGTGGTAGTGGAAAAACCACTTCGATAGTAACTAATAAAGATGGTACAATATCTTTAGATCCACAAACATTAGAATGGGATATGAAGACATATAGTGGACTAAATCAGAAATCCACTGTTTTAATAAATTCAGATAAAAAACCTTTACCATTTGCAGATATATTTCCAAGTAATAATGTTATAAAAACATCTGATATTGATGATATAAACGTAATATTAAAAAGAGCTTCAGAAAGTACAACAATAAAAAGTGTTGTAATAGATACTATAAATGGTGTCATGTTAGATAGAGAAATGTTAGAAGCTCAAAAATTGACATATGATAAATGGTATGATTTTGCACGAGATATTTATGCTTTAATAGTTAATATAAGTAGTTTAAAACCAGACTTAATAGTATATTTGATGGGCCATATTAGTTTATATACCAATGTAGACGGTAATGAATCAAGAGCTCTAGTTACAAATGGTAAAAAGTTAGAAAAAATAAAATTGGAATCTAAAATGTCAATAGTGTTATTTACACATGTTGATTTTGTTAATGGAAAAGCTTCTTACAGTTTTGAAACTAGTTCAAATAGAAGTACTGCACATACTCCTTACGGGATGTTTAATGATTTTTTAATACCCAATTCATTATCATTAGTTGATGAGCGTATTAGAACTTATTATAAATTACAAAATTAAGTAAAAATGGAACAACAATTTCCTATGATATATTTATATACAAGAAATATAGCTGGTAAAGTAACTAAGCATATTAAGCTTAATAAAGAAGCTTTATCAGCTTTAAAAGATAAGCATACTAGTATAAATAAAACTATTATTACAATAGGTACTTATGAAGATAATATATATTTTGTAAATGTTACAGATATAGATAGAAAAACAATAAAAATTCCAATAAATTTAAATAAAAATGGTATAATAAATAATGGACATTTGTTTGATTATTTATATAAAAGATTTGTAGATATAGCAAATGAATACGGTAATATAGTGTTATTTGGAATTCCATGCGTTATTGATGGTATTAAATGTTTAAAATTAATAAGTAAATTGATAGAAGAAAATTATTTTTATGTAGAAGAACAATTAATCAATAACACAATTAGTGATTAATAAATAAATAAACAAACAAACAAATAAATAAATAAATTATGGAAAGAATAGATTATAATTTTGATGAGAACTATAATGAAAATACATTTGTAAATATTGAACCAGGTATAATAGAAAACATGTACCTAAGTGATGTTAAAGTAAGTGAAGAAGATAATAATAGTTATATAGAATATACGTTTTCAGATATAAAAGATACATTTAAAGTAAATCGACGTTATTATGAGCCAAAAATAGGAGGTTTTATAAAAAATGAAGATGATCTATATAAAGATAGCGTAAAGAAGAAAAATATAATAGCTAATATTTCCAGGAATATTATAGGAGAATCTTATAGTATAACTGGTGTAAAAACATACAAAGATTTAATTAGAGTTGCAGCTGCAGATTTAAAAAAGGTTATTCCAAATAAAATTTTAGTTCGAGTTGTAGTTGTATTAAATAATGATAATTTTGCAACATTAAGATCATTTGTACCAGTTATAGAGAATATGAATGTTAATCCTTCAAAATTAAAATTAAATAGATATGATAAATTAGTTTCAAGTGATAATAAATCTTCTGGATTAAAAGAAAGTTTAGAAAATAGTTGGGATTAATGATAAATTATGAAATAAAGCTTCCTTTAACAAAAGAAACTATATTATCATTTATTACAGAATATGATATATTTAAATATTATATACCGTCAATGAAGGATATAAATGTCTCTTTTAAATCAGAATTAAGAGAAGATAATCATCCTTCATGCAGGGTATTTTATACTAATAACAATAAATTAAAGTACAAAGATTTTGGAATTGAAGGTACGTTAAATTGTTTTCAATATGTAATGATGAAATATAATATTTCTTATAAAGAAGCTTTAAAAAAAATAATACAAGATTTTAATTTAGATTTAATAGATTCAGATATTGCATATTTTACATTACAATTAAGTAAAAAACCGGTTAAAGTAAATTGGAAAACTAATAAAGAACTAACAAAAATATTAGTTAAGAAAGTAAAATTTAGAAAAAAAGATATAGAATATTGGAATCAATATAATATAACACAAGATTGGTTAGAGAAAGCACATGTATCACCAATAACTGCATTTTATATTAAAACTAAAATTTCAGAACGTTATATAGGAAGTTCTTATCTTTCTTATTGTTATGACTTTGGTCAAATAGATAATACGAAAATAAGAAAAATTTATCAACCGTTTAATAATAAAGTAAAATTTATAGGTAATGTTACTAAAGACATAATACAAGGATATCATTTATTACCTAGAAATGGTGATTTATTGATAATAACATCTTCTTTAAAAGATGTAGGAACTTTATTTTGTAATACTAATACTTTTGCAATAGCCCCAAATTCTGAAGTTTCATTTATACAGCCATTAGAATTGTATAAATTAAAAGATAGATTTAGAAATATTGTTATATGGTATGATAATGATAAATGTGGAATATTAAATGCAAAAAAGTTTTCAGACATATATAAATTAGATTACATTTATATTCCAGAAAAATTTAAAGATAAAGATCCATCAGATTTTGTATTAAAGTATGGGACAAAGGAGTTAAATCTTCTTTTAAATTATTTATTAGAAACTAAAAATATAAAACATGACTAGAAAGATTTATTACAAAAGACCAGATAGAGTAGGTCTTGATTTTATTAGTAGTGATGCTACTACATTTGGAGAATTAAAAAAAGAATTTTCTCAACAGCTAAAGCTAAATTTAGATGATATGATTGTAATTGTGCGTGAAGGATTTATAACATTATCTCTTAATGAAGCTATATTACCAAATACAGAGTTTACTTTACTTCTTTATAAAAGTAAACAAAAAGGAGGAATTGATTATAGTAAATTAAGTTATAAAGAACTTCAAAATTTAGCTAAAAGTTATAAAATTCCAGCTAATTTATCAAAAATAGATTTAATATTTGCACTTAATAAAGTAAGGAAGTTAGAAAAAAAAGCTAATAAAGAAAATCTTGTTGGAGTAGTAAACTTATTATTTATAAATAATAGATTAGTGGATTTAAAAAATGAGCTAAATATTATAATAAAAGAAATTGAGAAATTAACAGATCGTATAAATAATATCACTTTAATTTCCGATTATGAATATCATGAAAAATTAATTAATAAGATAAATAAAGATTATAAAGATATAAATGAAGAATTAAAGTAAAGTATTAACCATAAATAAGTCAGATCTATCTATAACTTAATCTTATTTATAGATCTGACTTATTTATTAATCTAAATTGTATGAAATTTAATATTAAATTAGTTAATGAAGATAATACTTCTGAAATAAAATATATAGAAATAAGAGATAATAATGGATTATTTATACAAACTTTTTCAGTCACAGGCTGTGCATGTATAAATCAAGATGGTAATCAATATTTATTAACTAGAGGTTTAAAAATCCCGATAAATAAATATAAAAATTTAGATGGTATATTAGTATGCAATGAAACAAATAATATTTATAAATCGATACATGTATTAGACACTGTGTATGAAGCACTTATTGATATGTTTGGAGAAGATACAGTATCTTATAAGAATAAAGTTATTAATGAATATGAAGATTTATCGGATGAGTTTATAACTACTTTCTTTGAACGTACTTATAGTTTAATAACAGTAAAATTAGGAACTTTAATAAGTCATGAATCTGAAAATAAATTTGAAGTATTTAGAGATTTATATTTAGTATTCGGTTTATTAGATGCTGTATTAGAAATAAACTTAATAAATGCTAAACCTACTTCACATCAATTTGTAAATGGAAAAACATTACCAGTATATTGTTTAAATTATAAATTCGTATCTAAGATATGTTTAGGTGATTCTTTTGCAAGTAGTAATTTAGTTACAGCAAATTATATGATCTCTGATTATATCAATTGTGGAAAACAATTTGATGAAAAATTGTTTAAAGATGTAATAGTAGATCTTATAAATAATTTAAAAATATTATTAGGAAATATTTCTGATGAAGGTTATAGACGTTATACATATAATTTTAACAATTACTTTGATATAACAAATGAAGAATTAATTAATTTATTTATGATTGATCCAAATAAATGTAAAATAATCATTCCAGAAGAAAAAGATGCATTTGAACATTTACAAAAAAAAAGTTTTATTTATGATATAAAAAATAGTTTATTTAATAAAGAATTTATTAAAACATTAAGTAAATATTCAAGTAATCCTGTATATTTTTTCGAAACCAAAAAATCTATATATAATATTATACAATATAATAGTGTAAAAAATATGATAAAACGTGAAATGAAGCGTCTGATTAATGCATATTATACCAAAATATCTATAGAAGGTATTTGTTCAAAATTTAAAGATTATAATGATATAGAACAAGATTTATATAACACAAATATCGTCTTAGATACATTTAAAAATAATCTTATTAAATTACAAATAATTGATAAAGGATTTGACGATGATTTAACTGTAAAATGTATAAAAAATGAAAAAGAATATATTGTTTATAAATAAAGAAGTATTTAACAAGATAAATTTATATCATAGTATTGTTGGAAGTATAGAATGGAGTGGTTCTATATTAATAAAACCAGAAATATCTGATAATGTTATAACTTATAATGTTATTGATATAATAATAGAATGTATAGGAGTGTCAGGTAGTTTTGAAACTAGTCCTACAGAATTTAAAAATTTTGCAAATAATCCTGAATTCGATAAATGTATGATAGGATTAGTGCATTCTCATCATTCTATGGGAGCTTTTGTATCTTCAGTTGATGAAGAAGAACTTAAAGAATCTCCATTTTATCCTTACATAAGTTTAGTTGTAGCTTTTAATCAAAGATTTGTAGCTAAAGAAGCTTATAAATTAGAAGAAACTTACAGAACTTATACATTATTTAATGGAAAATCTATAAAGATTAAAGAAGAAAATAAAGTAATAACTTTTGATTTAATAGTAAAAATAGAAGGTTATGATGAAGTTTTAGAAGAAGTTAATGTAATAAAGTCGAAAAAACCAGATTACTTTAATAATTTTAATGAAATTCCTAATGTAAATTTGCCAAATTATGGAATAAAAGAACAAATAGAAAATTATAAAACATATAATGGATTAAAATTAAATGATAACGATATTTCATTTATAATAAAACAGCTTGGTATAAAAACTACTGATAAAAATAAAGATGTAAGAAAGGAAGTAATAGATACTTTAATAAAATACTACGAAAATAATCAAAATAAAATTTTAAAAGGATTTTTAGCTTATTTAAATTCATTAAATAAAGAAGATATTTTCTT